GCCACTAGCACGCACATCTTTAACTTTTGGCTGTTTTGTTACAGGCTCTAATGCAGCTATAAATTGTTGGCTTGCAAATGGATTGTTTGAGTTATAAGCCTGTACTGCTTTACTACGAGCAGACTTCTTGCTGTATGTGCCGCCTTGTCCTTCGGATGTTCTATACTCAAATGGTGCACGGCCTTGTGGGTTTAATCGGCCTGCTACTTCATAGATTGATCCAGGGCGGCTTACGTTATAAACATACTGGCTAACTTGAAATCCATTTTTAGTAATCTTATTCTTACCAGGGTTATAACCAATGCCTTGTCTTGCTACAGTTGCATCATATTTGGGAAATGGCTTATAGCCAACATCCGATGATAATGGTTTAACCCAGCCAGATAAAACGTCTCCATTGCCGGGTACAAAACTTTTGGCTTTAAGAGCTACGCCACGCATTAATGGGTCAATAGCCACATTAATACGCTGGCGCATATCTTCGTCAATTTTAACTAAGCCCTTAAGGACATCTTTAACGCCTACGACCTCTGCTGGCATTTCTGATCTCCTTAGCTCGATCTGTTAAGACCTGTACGATGGCTGCGTACATTTCTGCATCCATATCTATAAACTCTTGCGGCGCAATTCCAGTCTCTATACTTAAAGCGGCAATGCTGTATAAAGTTGAGTTGCGCTGTATTATTTTTTTTCTTCGTCTAATACCTCAACGGTTTCCAGAGTATCAATAAACTCTGTACCCCATAAAGGTATCTGTGCGCCAGCCCTACGTAAGCATTCATAAGCCAGCCAGAAGATTTCTGTTTGACGTTCGTGCTCACGTAGGACTTTGCTAATGCCTGATCCGTACTTCAATTCGAAAGCGTACTCGACACCTGGAGTTATCTTGTGCTCTGATACTTCTCCATTAGCCCTTGTTATCTTTAGCTTTGCCATTGTTACTCCTTAGTTAGAATGGTGCCGATGGGGACACTGTTATTGCGGAGTTTACTGTAAATGTAACGCTTGAGGTAGCGATCTCTGCTACGCCACCCTGACCTAGTGGTGTTAGGTTGTTTACCAAGATTGAAAATTGGTAGGTTGGGTTGGCAGCTGAAACGGTAGTACCTTTAACGGTAATTACTGATACTGATAGGGTTTGTCCAAATGCTGCATTTAGTGTTTGCATTACCTGGCTTGATGCCCAGTCGTTGATAAAGTCGATTGTAAAAGTACCTGACTGTAAACCAGCCACAAACTTGTGAGCTGAGTCACCCATTGCAGTTACTTCTAACTCATCTACGATTTGGTTGATTACAGCGTTTGTTACGTATGCGCTGATGTCGATAGATGGTGTTGTAGGCGCAGCCGCAGTAGCCAACTTAACACCTACGTTATTATTTAAATAGATTGCCATTTAGTTATTCCTCGTCTTTCTTGGTTTGTGCAGTTGGTTTTGGTGCGTCTTTAATTTGGCCTGTCTTAATTAAGAAGGCTAAGTCCTCTGATGTGCTCATTTTAACTCCAGCTCGTTAGGATTGATACGGTTATTTCTGATGTTAATAAATCTCCACTAGCTGCGTTAGTTATAGCTGGAGCGGAGACACTTGATATGTTTAGCACCAAAGATGATGCTGCTAACTTATTTACTACTGCGACTATAAAAGTTTCCATACCTGCTAGATTGCCTTGGTTATCAAATGCCGGGCTTGTAATTAGAATCTTAAAATTGGCTAAAGGTGATACGCCTACCTGCTCGTTATTGCTTGGCACTATGTAAGGATCTGATGGCGTAACTACTACGCTATTTGCAAGCAAGGTTGCAGGTGGGTAAGCAAAGGTAGACCATACGCCTGCATTGGCTAAGTCTGTTGCTAGTGTGCCACGGAGTGTGGTTATTGCTGCTGGCATTAGCCCACCAGTGATGCTGGACTTGAATACGGCTGGATGAGACCTCGTACACGATTTACGAGTTGGTACCCCATCCTGTAAGGACTCGCAGAGATCCCATCCATACCGACCCCACCAGTCTGGCTTACTTGTCTAGCTTGCCAGATGTCTACAGCTACGATCATCGCAGCCTCTCTGATTGCTGGGGTTGTCGCATAAGATTGGGTCTTGTGATCGGGGCCAGTAGCCACGCCATAAGGTAATACTTTGTGAAAAACTTGATTTGCTGCCGTTTTGTTATATTGAACAAATGAATAGCCATTAGGGAAATTAACCTGGCCGTAGTTATACATAAATACTGGAATAAGGCTAGTAGTGCCTGATGTTGGCGGGATTGTGCCTGTGATTGTGTGCGTGCCGTTAAATGTGGCACCGCAACCAGTAACCACTATTGATTGAGTCGCAGCGAATGCGTTTGGATTGGCAAGCATAAGAGTTGCCACGTTATCCTGTAATGCTGTGCCTACTACTGGGGCAGTGTTAAACCATAGGTATTGGTTTATTAAATCCTCGCTAGTTTGGCAAACTTCTTCAACTGTTGCATCAGAATACAACGTGCCAATACCAAGGTTTGAGCGTAACTCAGCTGTGGTGACGTATTGGGCTGGCATTGTATTCCTCTCTTAAAAGCTCCCCTGGGGCTAGGGCTACTAAACCCCAAGGGATTACTTATTGGTTAACGGTTATTATTAGCTCTTTTTGTATTTCATAATACCGTTAGGCATTTTGGCAAGTGTTGCCATGTATCCGTAAATTGCCACCTGAACCTGTAGGTTTGAGACAACGTTTACGCTCATGAAGTTTTGTGCTGAGCGATATACAGTAAATGCTTCTGGTGCAAGAATTACAGCAGAATCATCATCAAATGTTGTAGCTGTGAAGTTCTTGTCTACATATAGATCAAGACCAAGCACGTTACCACGGATTGATGTTGGGTTAACTTGTCCAGCTGCGTTCATTGGTTGTAATGCATTGAATACTGGTCGCTTTGTTGTATCTTGTGCACCAATTAACGCACCCCATTGTGCTGGGTTAGCGATGTAGTTCTGTGCAAAGTAGCCAGTGTTTGCGTAGATAGTGCGTGCTGCTTCTGTTGAGAATGCAACGATACCATCTAGATCTGCTGTTGTGTTTGTTGAGTTAGCAGATGCTTGGATCAAAGCTGCAAGTACAGTCTGATCTAAACGCTTTAGGTAAGCGTACTCAAGTTGCTTTGTTAGCTCTGCATAGAAGTTAGGATCTGAACGCTCTAGCAATTCAACTGATAGTGTGTTCATACCAGCATACTTAGATACAGTTGCTGTTAGGTATTGAGTTTCCATACCTGTGTTTTGCACTGCGCCAGCTTCTGCCTCGACAGTAACTTCTGGTGCTACGCCTGAACCGCCACCTGCTGATGTAACCAAAGATGGTACAGAGATGGACATGCCAGATGTTGGCAGTGTGCCTTGTGAACATGCATCGATTGCAGGTGTACCAAAACGTGTGTTAGTTACAAACTCTGCTAGATACTTTGTTGGAGAGAATGCTGGGTTGGTTGCGAAAGAATCATCAGCTGCTGTTACATATAGCTTTGAATCATCGTTACCTAGAGCAGCCTTAATTTTGTGCTCTGTGTACGCAGCCATAGATGTAATTGGCGTGCGAATAGATGTTTGGATAAGTGGTGTTGTAATAACTGGGCGAGCAGCTTCTACTGTAGGAGTAGCAGCCTCTGCCTTTGCTTCTTGTGGCACTGTTGCTAAATCTTCCACAGGAGCCTCGCTTTCTGGTTGATTGATTGGTGTCTCTGGTTCGCTTTCGCTAGCAGCAACTTTAGTTACCTGCGCAGCTGAGAATGCAGGTGATTCGACAAGGCTTACCTCTTTTAGGGTTGCGCTTGTTACATACAAATAATCTTTTTTCTGAATTGATTTGTTTACATCTACGCCTACTGATAGGCCATCAATTAATTGCTCGCCAGCAAGAATTAAAGCATCTTGACCTTGCATAGATGCGCTGATCTTGAATGATGCATAGATGCCATCTTCGGCTTTGTTAAAGTTTTGCATGCGGCCAATAGGCTTGTCGTTTTTGTGCTGCATTAGCATCTTGACTTTGCCTGGATCGCCAATTTCAATGGAGTCTTTAGCAAAGACCACTTTGCCGACTGAAGTATTGCCTACTTCTTCGTATGGCACGATCTTGCCAGCGATGATTCTGCGCTCACCGTCTGCGCTCTCGATTTGGCTACTGAATGTAAGTATCATCTTCTACTTCTTTCCCGTTAGGAGTCATTTGTTCCATTTCTTTAGCATCTTCCACATCGATTAAACCTAGGGCGATCATTTTCTCTAATGCCTCTAGTCGCTTCATCGTGTCTGCTCTCAAGAATGATTCCTCGATTGCAAACTTAACTACATGTCCTCGTGGAGTTATATCATCCATGGATAGT